ACGCCCCAAATCCACCCCACACCGCGCATCGCCCAACACCGCCGAACACGCCCGCTGATAGGCCAAGCCCTGCACTTGGTTCAGCCCCTCGGTCAGCCCGCGCAACTCGGCGCGAAACGCCCCGCCTGCCCGTGTCACCTCGCCAAAACTGCCGCGAAACTGCATTAGGCGCTGGCTGACATCTTGCCAGTTCACGATCCAGTTGCGCACCTCTGCCCCGTCAAACCGCCCCGCCATAAGGTCAGCCTCGCTTACAGAGGCATCACTTAACGCCCCCACCGCCTCGCTGTTATCAACGGCAAGCCCCGTGCCCGTTTGCAAAGCCCGCGCCGTCATCCCGCTTGCCGCGCGAAACACGATCCCCTCAAACGCCAGATCACGGTCATGGTCGGTAAAGCCCAGCACCACCCCATCGCGCCGCGACACCGCCCAGCATTGGCACACCGAAGTCGCCCCCGTCGCCAGATGTTCCAAAAACCCCACAGACACGCTCATATCCGCACCTCAATCACCGGAACCGCAGGGATTTCCCCCGCCTGAAAACTGCTGATCGAGGCATTGATGCGATCCGTATCAAACCGCACCGGCACATCAAACTCGCACCCCGCCGTCACCACCACGCCCAGCGCGGGGGGGCGGTTGAACACAACAATCCCGCTCGTCTCTTCAAAGGTGAACTCGCCAGGCGCGGTCTGCACCACCCCCGCCACCGCCACCGTCACACTACCCGCCACAGGCTTCACCAAGTCGCGCACATAGACCGAACCGCCCGAGGCATAGGTCTTTCTCAACTGAAAAACCGTTTTAACCCCGTCGCCTAGGCCAATCTCTTGATCCAAAGCACTGACAGATTGCGATGGCAGACACGTCTTGTAATCCGCCCAATCCTTCCAGCGAAACCCGTGCAACTGCCCGCGACGCGCTTCAAAAAATGCAATTAGCGCGGCCAGATCGTCCAAAGACCGCATGCCCGCCCCCGCATCATAGTGGCGGCGCGAATTGGCCCAGGGGCTGTTGCGCTCTTCAAACCCGTTCACCAGTGTGACGATTTCAGTGCGCCGTTCTGGCCCGCCGGAAGAGCCCAAGCTCAACCGCACGGGGTATCTGACTTCATGAAACGACATCGCTTTCTCCTTACCGGTTGCGCTGGCCGCGCGCCAAAGCCCGCATGGCCTGCGCTGCGATCTGCGATTGGCTGCGCGCAAAGCCCGCGACATCGGGGGTGGCGATGTTCATCACAACCGTCACCGCCTGCCCCCCGCCTGAAGCGCGCACGCCCAAACTGCCATCCGCCCCCCGCGTCAAAGGCATAATCGCCTCTGGTCCCGCTTCACCCATCAGCCCCGTGCCACCCCGCATTGGAAAGGTCGTGGGCTGCGACACCACGCCGCCCCGCGCAAAGGGCATCACCTGCCCCTGTACAAAAGCCCCGCCCTTGGCAAAGCCCTGCCCCAACAGCCCCGTCAACAAGCCACCAAACTGATCCGTCACGGGCTTTAACGCTGCGTTAAACACCGTATCCGCCATGCTTTTGGCCAAGCTGCGCAAACTGTCGCTTAACTTGGTGCCATCCAGAACCACACCTTCAAACGCCCGCCGCAGCCCGTTGCCAAACCCGTTGGCCAACGCGCCCACTTCTTTTTCGGTATAGGCCAGATTGCCCTGCAACTTGCCCAGTTCCGCGTCAAAGCTGGAAACCATCCCCGCCGTGCCACCCAAGGTTGTTTCAAGGGCTGCAATCTGTTCTGTCAGGTCTGCAATACTCGTCATCGGTCCTTGCCTTTCTGCCATCGGGAAAAGCGGCCACCAGCTCGTCCAGCCGGGCGCGCGAAAGGCCGGGGGCGGCGCCATCCGCCCCCAGCATCAGCTTCAATTCCAAAGGGGTTAGCCGCCAAAAGACATCCGGAGTCAGCCGCAAATCGCACAACCCCGCCCGCATCAGCCCTGGCCAGTCAAACCCGCTCATCGCGCCCCGTGACCGAGAACGCCCGCGTCAACAACTGTGCCGCAATCAGCGCCGCCCCCATTGGCCCGCCGCCAACCTCCACCCGTAGCAAATCCGCTGCCGTCCCCTGCCACCCGCCCCCGCGCAAACCGGCAACCACCAGCGCCAACACATCGCGCGTCGACACCTGTTGCGCTTCAAACCGGCTGATCAGATCGACCAAAGACCCGCTTTCCAGCGCCGCCTCCAACTCTGCCAGCGCCCCTAGCGTCAGCTTGGCCAAATGCGGCACCCCGTCCAAGGTGACACTCACCTCGCCTGCAAAGGGGTTCCCCATCACAGCGCCGTAAAGGTCAAAGCCCCGGCCGAGGCGAGCGATAGGTCAAACGTCGCCTCGCCATTATACGTCCCCACATACTCAATCGACGTGATCTGAAACGCGCCCTGGACCACCCCGAAACTGGGGATCACCACCTGAAACTGCGGCATCTCGGCATCAAAGAAGATCTGGCGCGCCCGTACATCGGTTTCCGCATCGCGAAACACCCCAGAACCAGAGATCGCCGCCGATTTCACCCCCGCCCCCGCCAGCAACTCACGCCACCCGCCGTCACTTTCCAAACTGGTGACATCCACCGTTTGCGCGTTAAAACTCAACCGCGTGGCGCGCAGCCCTGCCAGCGTGACAAAATCTCCCTCCCCCGTCTGATCCACCTTGATCAGCAGGTCCTTGCCGTTTTGCACAGCCATCATAAGTCTCCATCACTTTAAGGATTAAAACGTGATCCGCGCCCGAAAGGTCAGATCAATCCGCCGGCTTTCGCCCGTGTTCAGCCGCTTGGCCACCGCGCGCACGAAGGTCAGGTCCACCAAAGACCCCACCGCCAACGTCAGCGGCACCTCGCACAGCGCCAAAGACACTTCCGCCCCCGCTGCCTTCGCCGCCATAAACCCCGCCGCATCCGAAATGATGCTGACGACAAACATATGCGCCACCCCCGCGCCAGAACCGTCACTTTCATCATTGGCCTGTTCCGGCCCCAGCAAAACGAACGTCCCCGTCCCCGTGCCGGGCGGCACGGCATCGACCACCGCAACCCCGTTCAACCCGCCCCAAGTGCTGAGGCGCTGATACACCGCCCCCTGCAAAGCCGCCGCTGCGCGATAGGTCATTGCGGGCTCTCCTCTCTGGCAAAGCAGGTCAGGTACTGGCCTGACGGGTCGCGTTCGGTGACAGCCAGAATGAGGAAATGGCGGCTGCCATCCTCAAACCTCTGCTCAGGCCGTGGCCGCTGCGGCGAGCCTACCGCAGCGCCCCGCACCGTGATGCGGTAAGGCACCTTGGCAAGGCTCACCTCCACCCCCGCAGCCTCACTGCCCGCCCCCGCGACAACCTCACCCCACAAAACCCCTTCCGACACCCAAGCCAGCCCAAAGCCCCCCGCGCCATCCGCCACCCGTGTCGGCGTTTGCAGCATCAAGGGCCGGTTCAAATGCACCTTCATGCCGCCCCCCCGCCCAAAACCCGCACCGTGCGCCAGCGCTCGATCAGGGCCTGCACCGGCTGCGGCAATCCCGCCACCGCACCCGTAAAATCATTTCGCTGTTCATAATACTGCGCGGCCAGCAGCAGCACGGCCTGCTGCAAATCGGCTGGCACCTCAGCCCAAACCGCGCCAAAGCCCGCATCAAACACAATCTCAACCCGCCCATCCGTGGGCACATTGGGCAACAAATACCCCACCGCCGCCAACTTGGGCCGCTGGAAATCCGGCACCAAGGTATAGGCCGCGGGCTGCACCACCGTGCTAGACCCATCCGCCGCCACCAGCGTCACGCTGGCAATCGCCACCACAGGCGCCACTGGCAACGCCTGCTCCTGCGCACTGCGCCACTGGTCCAACACCAGCTTAAAGCACCGCTGCAAAATCGCTTTGCCCGTGCGCCCCTCAATCGCCGCGAGCGCAGCGCGCAGATAGCTCTCCATCAACCCATCCTGCATCGCGCCATCGGCAAAGCCCGTGCCCAACCGCAAATGGTCTTTCAAACCCTGCACCGGCAAGGCGGCCAAAGCCACGCTGCTTACTTCGGTCAACATCATGTCACTCTCCCAAGCCGCATTGCATAAAGGCGCGCGGGCCAAACGACCCGCGCGCTTGGCCGTTTAGGACACTGCCACTTTCAACAACTTGATAGCCGC